AATTGGACTGCAATTTGACGAGTCAAAATCGCAGAACCCTTTTGCGTATTATACTGCCGCTATCACTAATAGCTTTACTCGCATCCTGAACATTGAAAAGAAAAATCAAAACATTCGTGATGACATTCTTGAAATGAACGGGCTCAACCCGTCATGGACTCGACAGAACTCTGGCAAAGCTGGTATGGCAGCCATGTCCGGACCGGTTGTGACTACCTACGAAGAGTAGTATACTAGGTAGATGACAAATCTATTCAAGAAGGCTGCGGTCTTCACAGACATACATTTTGGATTAAAGTCTAACAGTCAGATGCACAATGAAGACTGTTTGGATTTTGTGAAATGGGCAACTGCCAAGGCACGGGAACAGGGTTGTGAAACTTGCATGTTTCTCGGCGACTGGCACAACAACAGGGCCAGCTTAAATATTGTTACCCTGAGTTACAGCCTCCGGGCCCTGGAGCACATGAATGACAACTTTGATCGGGTATATTTTATTCCTGGCAATCACGATCTTTATTATCGAGACAAGCGCGATATTCAAAGTGTGGAGTGGGCCAAACATTTGCCGAAAGTTGAAATTTGCAATGATTGGTTCAGTGGCGGTGACGTTGTCATTGCTCCTTGGCTATGCGGCGATGACCACAAGCGTATCCCCAAGCTGACCGGCAAATACATGTTTGGGCACTTTGAACTTCCCGGCTACTACATGAATGCCATGGTACAGATGCCAGATCATGGCACAATACAGCGTGGAGATTTTCATGCGTTTGATCATGTGTTTACTGGACACTTCCACAAACGTCAAACTGCCAACAACATCACCTACATTGGCAACTGCTTTCCGCACAACTATGCTGATGCCGGCGATGATGAACGTGGCATGATGATCTTGGAATGGGGCAAAGAGCCTGAGTTTCATGCCTGGCCCAATCAGCCCAGATACAGAGTGTATGGACTGGCTAACTTGATTGACAATGCCGCCACTTTGCTTGCGCCCAAGATGCATGTGCGTGTGAACTTGGATATTGAAATCTCATACGAAGAAGCCAACTTCATCAAAGAAACATTTATCAAGGATTATAGTCTGCGTGAAATGGCACTAATTCCCAACAAGACTTCGGGTGTGGACGTGGATCTTGCACCCGGTGATGTTAAATTTGAGAGTGTGGATCAAATTGTCACAGACCAACTCACAAACATTGAATCAGAATTTTACGACAACAAATTGCTGTTGCAAATATATCAAAATTTATGATCTATTGTGTTTGGTACCCTAGTGGAGGTTTTGGGCGTTTTATTAATGCAGTATTATCTTTATACGGTGGGAATTTCATGCGTCCAAGCAAATCTCTGGAGTTTAGTCCTAAGGGCGACAGCCATGCACTAGATCTTGTGGCTCCGCCATATTTTCACAATCCTGTAAATTATTATTTTAAATTTGATCCCAATATCAATTACAGTGTGTTAATTGATAATGGCATCAACGATCAAGGTGAGCAGTTTCGTTCTGTGTTTCCTAATGCTAATGTTATAAAAATTTGTTACAGTGACCTGTCCTGGCCGGTTGTGGCTCGTACCATGATTGAAAAAGCCATGGGCGCTGATATTGCTACAGAATTATCAAGTTGGGCTAATGATGACTGGGCAGTTAGAGAAAAATATTTTTTATTTTTACGTGATCACAACCTTAGATCAGCATGGCGTCCAAGTAGTATTGATTCCAATCTACATGTTGATCAGTTGTTTGAATACAAAAATTTTCATACTGTGTTAGAATCTTGTGGTGTGAAATTAGATAATTTTGAATCAACATGGCAGCAGTGGAGGCAAATCAATGCTCAATATATTGATCCAGTAAAAACTGCCCATGATATTGTTGAAAATCTTAAACACAGTCAAGATCTTAGTAATATAAATGATATTTGGACTCAAGCAGTTGTTTATTATTTTATTTGGACAAAGTTCAAAATTGAAGTACCACATAACGATTATGCCAATTGGTTTACAAATACCAAAGAAATTGTTACAATGCTAACGGATCACGGAGTATATATTGATACAGATTAAAAATTTAACTGTTCGCAATTTCATGAGCGTGGGTGCAGCCACACAAGGCATTGACTTTGACCGTCAAGACCTTACGCTGGTACTGGGTGAGAACCTGGACCTGGGCGGCGATGGCAGCCGCAACGGCACAGGCAAGACCACAATCATCAATGCCTTGAGTTATGCCATGTATGGGCAAGCACTCAGCAACATTCGCAAGGACAATCTAGTAAACAAAACCAACGGCAAAGGCATGTTGGTCAGTCTTGATTTCTCTGTCAATGGTAAAACATACAAGATTGAACGTGGGCGCAAACCCAATGTGTTGCGCTTCTATGTGGACAGTGAAGAACAAACTGCTACAGATGATGCACAAGGCGACAGCCGTGAAACACAGGATGCCATTGAGAATGTGTTTGGTATGAGCCACGACATGTTCAAACACATCTTGGCCTTGAACACTTACACAGAACCTTTCCTGAGTTTGAAAGCCAACGAACAGCGCACCATAATTGAGCAGTTGTTGGGTATCACTGTGTTGAGTGAACGTGCTGAACGCATCAAGGAACTCAACAAAGCCACAAAAGATGCCATTACCTCAGAAGAGTTTAGAGTACGTGCTGTTCAAGAAGCCAACAAACGCATCGAAGAACAAATTGAAAGCCTACGTAGACGTCAAGGTCTGTGGCAAAAGAAATACGACAGTGACTTGGCTTATCTAGTAGGTCAGTACGATGAACTAGCACGAGTCAACATTGAAGCAGAATTGTTGGCACACAAAGATCTTGCTGTGTGGAACGAACGTAAAAAACAAGCAGACGCACATGATCGACTGCTGGCATATCAAACTGCATGGCAGCAAACACAAACCAAAGAGATTGCTGTATTAAAAGTCAGTTATGAACAACTCAGTCACATTGATATCTCAGCAGAACTACAAGCACATCAAGACTTGGCCGCATACAATCAACGGACCAAAGACATTGCTGAACTTGAAAAACTCATTGCTCGTTGTGTCACAGATGAAGCACGAGAACAAAAGACTTCAGACAAATTGCGAGCAGAGATTGCTGAGCTAGAAGCACACAAGTGTTATGCCTGTGGTCAAGAGTTTCACGACGGTGCTCATGAAACTGTGTTGGAAACTAAACGCCGAGCATTGCAAGAGTCTGCGCTACAAGCCTTGGCTACCAATGGTCAGTGGATGGAGAATACTGCGGCACTGCAAGCATTGGGCGCACTGGGCACCCGACCCACAACACACTACAAGACCGAAGCTGAAGCCATTCGACACAGCAGTGAGCTAGAGAATATACAACAAAAGATTGAGGACAAATCAGCAGAAACAGATCCTTATGCTGAACAACTGTCTGGCTATGTGCCTGTGGAATTGGGCGCACAGCCTGCCACACACTACGACACAGAAGCACAGGCTATCAAACATTCTACACAAGTCAACAATTTACTACAACAGATTACCAGCAAGCACGCCGAAACTGATCCTTACAGCGAACAGATTGAGGACATGCAACAACAGGCTCTACAAGTGATTGACTATAACCGAATTAATGAGTTGACCAAAGTTCAAGACCATCAAGAGTTCTTGCTCAAACTGCTGACCAGCAAGGATAGTTTTGTACGCAAGAAGATTATTGATCAAAACTTGAGTTACTTGAATGCAAGACTCACACACTACTTGGATCGCATTGGGCTGCCACACACTGTGAAGTTTCAAAACGACTTGAGTGTGAGCATTGAAGAACTGGGACGTGAACTGGACTTTGACAATCTGAGTCGTGGTGAACGCAACAGATTGATCTTGAGTATGTCGTGGGCATTCCGTGATGTGTGGGAAAGTTTGTATCACCCCATCAACATCTTGTTCATTGATGAAATGATTGACTCTGGCCTGGACACACAGGGTGTTGAGGCCAGTCTTGCATTATTGAAGAAGATGACCCGTGAGCGCCACAAGAGCATTTGGCTTGTATCGCACAGAGATGAACTTGCAGGGCGTGTGGAGAACATACTCAAAGTAGTAAAAGAAAACGGATTTACCAGTTACAACACAGACATTGATCTAGCATAAAATTCTATACAATTACTCTCAAAGGCATAACTATAGCACGAAAGGCAATTTCCCAAAACTCACATGACATGGCTTTATCAAGACACCCCAGTTGAGACACTGCCCGAAGAATGTGTGGGATTTGTTTATCAGATCACAAATAATCTATCTGGACGCAAGTACATAGGCAAAAAATTAGCGAAATTTAGTAAAACAACGTACAAGACAGTAAAACAAAAGAACGGCATTAAAAAGCGGAAGAAGATACGCACCA